AACTGCTTGGACTTCTTGTACTCGTCTTTGAAGGGCGGTTCGGCGAGCTTGCTATCGACCATGAACGCCTCGTCGTCCCATTGGTCGAGCATCTTGTAGCCCTGCGGCATGACTTCGCCTCCGCCGTCATCGGGATCGTCAGACCACGACAGGGCGAGACGCTTCTGCTTGAACTCCCGACGTGCCACATCGTCGCCGTGTTCCTCGAAAGCCTGTTTCGCACGGATGGCCATCTCCGCCAGTTTGCCCCAGTCCAAGCCCCATTGGGCACAGAGGGAGTTCCAATGGAATCCGACGACGCCCTTGGGAGCGTTCTGGTTCATCGGGATGTACTCGCCGGTCAGGTTCAGCTCGGCTCGGACTTCAAACGAATCACGGTAGCGGTGCTTGCACGACTTGCACTCGTAGGTGCAGCCGGCCTTGACCTTGTCCAAATTCCAGCCGTTCGGCTCCTTGGCGTCCTCTGGGTAGATCAACTGCTCCCACTCCCACGCCTGGCGCGTACCGCATTGCGTACACTTGAACGTCCACTCCCGTCGGTCAGATTGATTCCACAGGTCGGTGATATCGTCGCCTTCGACGCCGCCCTGCGAGACGAGCAGCGACTTGCCCTGCCAGATGAAGGCCGTGCGACGCGCCAAGGCTTCGTTCAAGTGACCCTTGGGCCAGAGCCAGACTTCGTCACCGCCGAGGAAGCGGATGGAACGACGCTGGAGGTTCTTCTTGTTATTCGCACCCAGCACCCAGACGGTGTTACGCTCGAAACGGGTCTTCTTCCATTGGTTGCGTTCGGAGTCCTCCATCTTGGCCAGCGTCGCCGGCGTGGCTTCCCACATCGGACGAAGGCGGTCCTTCTGCCAGTCCTGCGCGTTGTCGTCGACGTCCTGCAAGAGCAGCGTCGGCCCAGGCGAACGGGCGGGGATGAAGGTCGACCACAGTTCCAGCAGGGATGACTTGCCCATCTGGACGGCACCCAATACGACGACCGTGGTGATCTCTGGGTCGCTCAAGGCACGGAGGATGGGAGCGAGGAACGGAGTGGACTCCACTCGGAACGGCCCGGGCTGCGGCGAGCCTGGGACTTCGCGCACGTTGGCTTCCAGCCATGCGACGATATCGCCTTCGGGGTCGGGCGTCATCATCGCACGGATGTGGGCCTCGAAAGTATCGACTGTCTTCGGGTCGATGATCACTTGATCTCTGGTAGTTCCTTACTGTTTTGTTTACGAATCTCTGAATAGAGTTTAACAAACTCATCCAAGGCATTGTCTATGTCGTCTGGAGGACATTCGCACATCATCCGTGCCATGCGTCTTTCTTCGACGATGGCTTGGGCTAGTCTTGCGGCCAAAAGTATGAATTCTTTGCTCATAGGCCGCACATCCCTTCGCACTCGGAGCTGAAATCAAAACCAAGCTGGTCTTTATGTTTATCCGTGAAGTCTACTTCATCCAAAGGTTTGCAGGAACCATGAAGGAATACTTCGATCCGCAATCCGCCTGGGTTTTGATTCTGAAGCCTACGAAAAGTACTATCAAATTCAACGGCCTTCTGGAAATGAACTGGGTCTTCGGTCTTCAGACGACGCCATTCTTCATCACTATGGAACGGGCAATAATAACAGGCGGAGCGAGGCGGTTCAGGATAGCCGTTTTTTGCCATCCAGTCTTTGCAATGGGAACGGGTCATGCGCTTCTCGATCAGAGGCCACCTGTGTTGAGTCCATGCGTTAGAAGGGAGTTTCATACGCTGCATTTCATCGTAAGAAATCCCTAGCCATTGAGTAACGGTAATGTTTTTCTGACCGTGCTTGATCCCGCAACGCTTACGGATTTCTTTCAGGATTGGAGCGACCTTAAAGTCTGCCGTGCATGATCTGCCTACTGCGTTCCTTACTTCTCCATTAGGCATAAGCCCATACACAGGAATATTCGTTCGTAGATAAGTAATACCGTTTCCGTATTTGGACTTTTCCTTTACGCGCACTTTAAGGGTTTCTTCCGTAAGACTGCCTTTTGTTACCCGGATCACAGGGAACGGAAGTTGGGCCTCAAGCCAGTCAAGCCACTTGTATACGCTGGTCGGTTCGGCTTGTGTGTCGGCGAACACAGCAAAGTCAGGCATCGGCCCAACCTCACCCCTTGCGGCCATCAAGGCTAACGCCGAAGACTGGACGCCGGCACCAAGGTTCAGGACGGTATACTTCGTGGGAGGAGGAGGTTCAAAGAAGCTCATGTCGATTCGACCTCATCTACGGATTCATCGTCGCCAGAGTCAACCTCTGTCGGCTCCTCTGGATCGACTTCCTTGACCACGGCCTGCTCGGCATAGCCGGCGGCGGCGGACAGACGCTCCAGCATCTTCTTCACCTCGTCGTCGATGGCCTTCATCGCCCGTCCCGGGTTGTCGGGGTTGACCCTCGACGCCAGTTTCGTGCCGAGCTGCGTGACCTCTTCACGGACTTGCGCGAACACCCGCCCGAACCTTTCGATGGCGGTCTGGGTGCGGATGTACTCCCGGCTGGCGATCTGCCTCGCCTGGAGTTCCTTCTCCAGCGTCACCAAGGTCTTCACCAACTTGTCGTAGGTCGCATAGGACTTGCTGGCGTCGGGCGAGTTACTGCCGAGGTCGTCAAGGTACTGCTGATACGCCAGAGCCTTCAGTTCGCGCTGACGCTCGACGGTCTCGGTGAAGTCCTTGTCGGGGCGGACGCTGCTGCCCATCCTGCCGGCACCACGGGCCATGTACCAGGCTTCCGCAGATTCTATCGAATCGATGGGCATCCCCTGCGTGATGAACTTGTTGATCGCCTGCTTGGTGACGCCGAAGCGTCCGGCGAGGTCGATAGGTCGTACCTTCTCGCTCATCGGAGTTTCTTCCTCCGCGCCACAGAAAGTTTCTTACACGCAGATTCGGACTTCATGTACATCGACGGCGGCAGGTTGAGGTTGCGCTGGATTGTCTTCACTCGGGCGGAGATTGCGGCGCGGGTCAGCCTGTGCTGGTTGGCCAGAGCCGTCATGGTCGGCTGGTCGGGCATCCCGAGGGCGAGTTTGATGCACGTCCCGTGCAGCCGGACTTCGGCGTGGGTCGACATATCGATCACGGCGATGACCTTGCGGAGGATATCCAGCACCATGTCCTGCGTGAAGAGTCGCTCGCTCATTTCCGTGTACGTCCTTTCGCGCATCTGCCATTGCACCGCTTGCAACTGGTTGATGTCGTAGCCTTCGCTCTTCGACTCGTCTTCGTGGTCCGACACGGGTTCGCCTCCGAAGTAACGGTGAGCGTGAGGGACGCCGGCGTCATCGGGGTTGCTAGGATTGAATCCAGACGCCGCCAACGCCGCCCGTTCCATTTTGGAGAGCCGTTTCCAGAACCTTTGGTATTCGTCATAGATTGGCATCTTCGCTCGGAGGACATAGCAAGTCCTCGATCTGGCTGGCTACCGACAGCATGACCGCCGCCTCGGCGATGAGGAGTTGGGCCACCTCTTCGTCCCCTCGCTGGTCTTGGATGTGGGCGGCGCGGATGATGTTCAGTCCGCCGATGCGACGCAGGTGCTGTGCGTCGGCGACCAGGCTTTCGCAGGCCGCACGGAGGTTGTCCTCGCTCATGTCGTTGTTTCGTACCACGCCGTCATGGTTACGCCCGACATGGGCCAAGTCAATCGGCTACCCGTGTCGTGGAAATATCAAACCGTTCTCATCCCGACCGAGCATCCCGTGACGCATGGCCTTGCGAATCTTGTTCCAGGCGTCCTTCTTCGTCAGCGGCTCGTCGTAGCACCGTCCCCACTCGGCGGCGAACAGGTCACGGATTTCGTGGGCGCGGTAACCCCGGTCTGAGGGGATCAGGTTCAGCACCGCTTGGACGAGCTGGGCCGACTCCTCGGACTTGGCCGTCCTCGCCTCGTTCAGCCGGCTGATGTGTTCGCGCATCCGCTCGGGCGAAAGACGCCATGCCCTCGCCCACGGCGACTCTGGACGGCGGGTGATCGCCTGGCGGGCACGGCGGCGGAAGGGGCGGAAGGGTTGGCTCATCGGCCAGACATTTAGCCTACGCCCT